TCTTAACACCCTTTTCGCGCTTCTCCATAAAGAGCGGTAACAGTGCCGAGCCGTTGTCTGCGCTCAATGCGTCTATATACATCGCCAGCATTGCTGTAGCCCACGATGCTTTCAGACCGTGTGCCTTCAGCCTTATCCTTGAATCCATCCCCAGCCCCGACGCGAGTATCGCCAAATACGGGACCGACACGCTCCTGATGTCGTATATGTTATAGGTCTGTGCCATATCACATATAAAGGCATCTTCATCGAGAGCGAGCATCCGAGCCAGGGCTACGAATTTTTTGTCTCTTTGTCCTCAGTCTCAAGGAATATGTCAGCAAAGTCTTCCCACATCCAGTCTGCTACGACTTCGCCATTCTCGTCGCGGTTCGTCTTCTTCCACGCAGCTATCTGCGAGCGGGTAAATACTTTCCTTATGACCGCATACATATCCCTGAGCATTATCATATTGTCTTCGTTGGTGCGGTCCTCTTCAGGTATGTCCTGTATCTCGAGGATCTCCGTGAACCACTCCATGACTTCCCAATTAGCGAATACGTCATTGTCATATTCGTACTTGAAGCCGTTCTTGGTTTCGCCTTTGGTGATAGCCATCTCTTACCTCCTTAAAAAAGAACCCGGGCACGTACCCGCACCCGGGAGAAGATGATTCTTTTTACGCTGACTTTGTATACTCCTTGTGGTTGAAGCCTGCAGTGGCATCGAGCAGAGCCGTAACTGTGAGCTCATATCCAACAGCCTCGTTACGTCTGTAAGCGATCTCGCCGATAGACGAAACTTTACCATCAGGAATTACGATTCTCTTGAGCGCATCGTCACGCATTATGGTCTCGAGTACCCATACGGACTCTTCCGGCTCATCGCCGGAGATCTCCACTGCCATGCCTGTCTCCAGAGTGCCGGTTACGTTGCTGTCACCATAAACAGCCTTCTGCACTTCTGCATCGAGAGCGCTGATCAGCTTGAACGTAAACGTATCCGACACTTCTGTAAGAACTGTCAGCACGATGTTTCCGCCCATCTCTCTGATATCTTCAGAGCTGATCTCGTAGTTGTTGGTGAATCCGTCTTCACTGAGGTATCCAAGACTTTTAAAAGTATTGGCGAGAGCAGTATTAGCATCCGTTGGAAGTGTGGTTCCTTTCGGTGCTCTGTATACCACTCCGGTCACTCTTGGCTTTGCAGCCGTTACTGTTGCCATATCTTGCCTCCTAATTGTGGTAAGTAATAACAAAAACCGCCTGATAGCGGTAACGCTTCGTGGCGGAATCTGTAAAGTTATAATCTGAATTTAGGGAGATATCGAAAACGTTAGTCACCGCATCCCTTATGTCGAGCATCCAATATACGACGTTAGCGTTGAGCAGTGCCGCGTCAGCAAGTGTCTTGCCGTATGACTGCACTGCCATCGTTGCCGTGTACAGTTGCTCGTTATACGAACCGCCCGTCTTCTCCAGTACGATGCACTGATCAGGCATCTCCGGAGAACGTTCAAAACGGACAGGTACATTCGTCTTGGTCTCAAGATAGTCTTTTACGATGGTCTCAATCATATCTCTCCACCATCACTTTCTTGTTCCAGGACAGCGGTGTCAGGTGGTCCATGCTCTGGATCACGAAACCTACCGACCTCCAACGATGTCCCCAGAACTGTACCATCTGGTCTTCCCATTCGTGGCTATCGCCCTTAGGTATCGCGAGCTGGCAGACCGCTTTCCTCCCTGATAAATTTAACGTGTCTAAGACTTCGGAACTCGTTACCGGCGAAATCAGGACGTTCTCCACAGAGATAGGCGTTCCGTCGGTCTTTATTGGCTCTCCGAAAGCATCAGCTGCACCATCCACCTGAGGGATGAGCAGTACCGTCTCTCCGCTAATCTTCGGCATAGTAGAAGTCGATCACTCCATACTTCTGTCTGCGGAGGCCGAGACGCTTGAGGTCATTATTCATGATCGCACCCGCTATGCCTCCACCTGGAATGGCATATGTGCCCGACCATGTATAACCATTCGCGCTCTGACTCTCCTGAGACAGTGGGTCACCCGTCTGTGTCTGCCTCATAGCCCTGATGACTACATCGCAGGTGACCAGTTTAAGTACGCTTGCATAAGAGGCATCCTCTGCCATCTCATCGAGGTCCTTGCCGACTTTTTTAGCTTCGAGCCTCAAAGTGTCACAAATCAGCGGGAGGAGCGTTTCGATGCGCTCCTGCTCCGCTGCTGTGTATGCGTTTCCCGAAATCGCGATCACGTCATTAACTGTCGCGAAGTCGCTCATTTCTTCCCTTTCTCTGCTTTTTTCTTCGCCTCTTTGGCAGACTTTTCCGTCTTTTTTTCGACCGGCTTCCAGTCGCCACCGAGAACAGAATTAACGTCGATAACTACGCCGGTCTTCTCGTTCCTATAAAGCATAGTTATGCCTTAACTCTTGCGAAGCTTGCAGGATCGAGGATTCCCCAACCGATGAAGGCCTCTGCTCTGAGAACTACTTCGTTCGTTCTCTTCAGGTCGCCGAGTCCATCCGGATCGCCGTACTCGATTACTTCCAGAGGAATGTTCATTGCATAGCCCCACTTGAAAGCATTAGCGAAGTCACCAACAACAACATGGTCAGTATCAGAACCGGTAGCAGCACCAGTTACGGAAACCGTGCTGTTTACATCAGAACCCATGCCATAGAAAGCGTCAGGGTTCTGTCCGAATCTGAACTCAGGATACTGAGCAACACCGTTTACCTTGATTGCTGCGAGTGCAGAACCAGCTGTAGGCGAAAGAGCGAGACCGCTGACCTCACGTTCGCTTGCTGTGATCATAGCGATAGCCGCATCGATGTTTGCATCAATATTTGCAGCTGCATAGGTAACAGTATTAGTTACGAGACCGTCAAAGCTGTTTGTAGCCTTAAACGAAGCGTTAGCCAGGTCTGCTGGATTAACGCCGTGGAGCGCTGCGATGTCGAGACCGCGAGCGATCTTCTTTGCAAAGCCATCAGCAAATGTCTGCAGATAATTCAGCCTACCCTCTTCCGAAGCGTAAATGAACTCGTTGGATACTCTGTGCTGATATACGAACTTGACCGGCTTAATTACCTTAGGTGTTACGGAAGCATCGCCAGCAGGCTTGTTAGCGCCTTCGCCTACGATTGAAGCCTCGCCGGCCATTGAAAAGATCATTTCTGTTTCGCCGTTAAATGGAATCGGCTTGGAAGCACTCAGCTTAGCGAGTGCAGAATGTCCCTGTACTGTGCTGAACATCTCAGCTACGAGCGGTGCAGGGAATGCAACATTATTTGTTCTTGTAGCCATTTTATTACTCCTTATTTAGTGAATTACTTAACTGTGCCCATGCTGCAGCGACGGTGTCCTTTGGCTCCGGCTCAGGATTGAACGGTGGAGGGGTCGGGGCGCTCTTCTTCATCATCGATGCGAGCGTCTTTGCATCTGCCCTGATAGCCTCTTCATTGTCTCCGGCAAGCCTTGATGCCATTTCATACGGGAGCCCTTCCTCATGTGCTATCCTCGTTTTTACTGAGTCGGTCTCATACTGAAGCACTTTGGCGTTGAGCCCATCAACTTCTGCTTTGTGGCCTTCAATTTTCTTTGTGGCCTCTTCGAGCTGTTTGGATAGTTCAGCAATCTTGCCATCCTTTTCTCCAAGCTGTGCCTTTAGTTCTTCAGAATTTCCATACTTCTCGATGAAACTGCGCTCAGCTTGCTCAAGTCGACCCTTGATCATTGCATCGAACTGCTCCTGACTCTCAATAGGTTTAAAATCTGACATTTTTATTGCTCCTTCCCACTTAACCGGGTGGTTCCGTAATGTTTGTCTATAAAAAATGAGCCCTTGTGGCTCACCTTTAATAGCTAATATGTTGGACTTGCTTGTCCTTGTCTTCCGAACATGCCCAGTTAGCCAGGATCATGCTGTCTAATATGGATATGTCCGCTCCGAGCTTTATTGACTTGTAGCCGAAGCCACCATTAGAGCCAATCGCTCGTTTTTCACAGTTACTAACGACCTGTTCAACGCTTGCCTGCTCCATATGGCATATCGATGCGGAATTTAGATCCGCTTCAAATACTGCGTTAGCGCGAATGACCTCAATGACTTTAGGTCGTACCACTCGCTTGATGCCGAGCTTCTTCAGCGCATCGGCAAGGTTGTCACCTTTGCCTGCTCCGTCGATGACTGTCCGCTTTACGTCAGCCTTGTCAAGGAAGTTGATTATCCATTCAAGACCTTCGCGCACCGGTCTGCAGTCCACGCACTCAAGGAAGCGTCTTCCGTCCTGAGTCTTGACCGCTACAGACAGCGATACGTTTGCGCCATCGTTGCCGAACTTGATGCCAACATACAGTTTGCCGTTCAGCTTCGGGAGCTCATCCACCTGCAGAGCCTTCCACTCATTCGGCGATATGGCTGACCGCTGATTGTACTGCAGCCATAAGCCAAGCCTCTGAATGTTGAAGTCGATAGGGTCCTCTCGGATCTCCGCTCTGATCTTGCGCTCATCGAGGTGGTAGCCCATCGAAGGGTTCGTCTCATACCAAGCACTTGTATCGTGCGGATCTGTCATCGAATCCACCGACCATTCAGCCCATCCGGAGTCATATCCCTCGCCACTGAGCACTGTCGCTCTGTACTTCGGGAAGACTGTTCCGGCTGATATCGCCGTTGGTGGTGTGCCAAGCATTATGGTCTGCGGATTGAGCGAGTCGGTTACCACGTACTTCAGTGCTGTCTCCTGATCAGGCGTATATTCCTGTGCTTCATCTATGATAAGCAGGTCATATCCTT